GTGTTGAAAGTGAAGTCATCGACAACGAAACAGATGGCTTGCTTGATCGTATTTTGGGGGGCGAAATCACTGTTGCTGCAAGCGGACTTACCGCCAATCGTGCAATAGAAATATGGGCAGTAGCAGCATACAACGGAACCGACTGGCCTTCCCCATTCGATGGTACGGCAAGTGCAGAAACGATTTCCTTGGCAGCGAATAAGATTTCGTTTTGCAAGTACATTCATCAATGGTCTACCTCCTCGACAGGCAGCCTCACGTATCGATTTTCGGGTGTGTCATTAGCTAATGCGTTTGGCGGTGTGCTTCCAAGAAAATGCGTTCTATTTGGGACGCATTCTACAGGGGCCAACATTGCAAGTGGGACAATCCATCAGCAGCCCGTTTACCGGCAGATTGCGACGGTGTAGTGTGATATGCGCTTCACTTCGTCAAGGTCTTGTTGGTGCATATTGTCCTTCTCTGGGAGCGACTGGCCAGTTGCTTGTTGATCGGAGTGATCGCAAAAACCATCTTGCTTTAACGGGTATGTCTCCAAGTAATTGGGTTGCAGACGTAAATGGAGTGGCAATCACGACAGGTACAGGCCAATTCGCCACGGGTAGCCGCAATTCCATCGGAAACTTTAGCGGTGAATTTACCGCATTGGCTTGGATCAAGCCAACAGGAACACAGGCTGTTGACTATAGCCCTTTGGCGAAATTTGAAAACGTGGCCTCTGGTAATTGGATGATTTGGATAGATGGGGCTAGAGTAAAGGCGTACTGGAGCGGCACGCGTGCGACAGGTGCAAGTACGGTGCTAACATCTGGGGTGTGGCAGTTAGTTGCTATTTCGTATCGGAATGGAAACGCGACATGCTGGTATAACGGATTACTCGACGCAAGTGCATCAAGTGTTAAGCCAATCACTACCGGCACCGGGCAGATTCAAGTCGGAACATATTCGAGCGGCCTAGATAGGGCGATAAGAGGGTCCGTTGGCCCATGTCTTTTGTATGAACGAGCACTCACGGACGCTGAGCACTTTCAGTTTTATTGCGGTGGCATCCAGTTTGCTACACAAGTGTTACAACCAACACCGCAGGCAAATGTTTTCTTTGGTGCTCAACTATTCAACGCAGCGTGGACCAAGAACTCAAATCAACTCATTTCAGCAGGGGTAATCTGACGTGCGAAAGAACGTAGCAGGCCAAGTTATTGCGGCTGCAATGGTGTCAGTAGACGATGGCTCAGCATTCACTGGAACGGTGACGGTCTACATCACTGGCGATGGTGGAGCACAGGCTATCGGTACAGTCGGAAGCGGCGTTTGTACGCACGAAGGAAATGGACTTCACACGTACCAACCATCACAGGCAGAAACGAACTATACGCACCTAGCATTTACTTTTGTGGGTAGCGGTGCGGTTCCGGTCACAATTCAGGTCTACACAAACGTAGATCAGCAGTTGGTGGACATCCAATCCAGGATACCGTTGACACTGGATAACGGTAACATGCGATCCAGTGTTCAGTCGATGGCGACAAACGTACTCACTGCGTCTGCTTTAGCATCGGATGCAGTCGCTGAAATTCAAAGCGGCTTGGCCCTTGAATCAACACTGACGGTTATTGCAGGATACCTCGATACTGAAATCGCTGCGATCAAAGCCAAGACGGACAACCTGCCAAGTGATCCGGCTAGTGCGTCCACACTTGCGGCGTCATTTGTCACCGTCAATACTAAGCTCGATGCTATCGATGACTATGTAGATTCTGAAGTAGCTGCAATCAAGACAGTAACTGACCGTATCAACGGAATGCTTGTTCTGGATGGAAGCGTTTACCAATACACAGCCAATGCTCTTGAGTTAGGCCCAAGCGGATCCACGAGTGTATCGGTCTACCCAACTCAACTCCAGGCAGAAGATCGTAACGTCGAAGGTCCAATTAAGATTTACACTGGGGAGTACGGTGAGCAATACTTCCACGCGCTCGACGCGAACTTGGATCCAATTGACCTAACTGGCATCACTCTTGAATTGCGGTTCGGTGATAGCATCCAGAAGAACATTCTCTACACAGCCAAGACGTCAGATAACACGATCGTGGTGTCAAACACCAACAAGGTCACATTCACCAAGAGTCTCAACTTCACTCGGTTTGAGATGTCAACGCTCAGGTTTGCTTTAAGAGATATGGACGAGGGAGCCAAGGTGTTGTTGACTGGTCCCGTCAAACTTAGCTGGGCGCCGTAGTGATAAAACTACGTTCAGCGGAATAATATATAGGGGGCAAAGGATATGCCAGGAACATGCGGAGCAGTAGGCTCCTTAGCAAAACTACTCGTGGAACCAGGAGCGGGTCCACACACTTTCGATGTCAACAGCGAGCCATACGCATTCGTCTATGAGTCCATGCAGACTCGACGTTACACGGCGGGTGGTCGAATTATCTGGGGTACTCGTGCTAATCCATCAGCGCGTAGGGTCAAGACATCTTATGTGCCGGTTGGTCGGTTGCATTTGCAGCCTGGACCGCTAGCGCTAGATAACTGGCTTCCTCGCATTCTTGGTGGGAGTAAGTCAGGAAACAATATTGATCCGGCTGAAACCCTTCCATCGTTCGGGATGTTGATTCATCGTGACAACGGTGTGTTTCAATACGACGATTGTGTGGTAGGTCAAGCGATCTTCCGAGGTCAGTCTGGCCCTAGTGAGGGTGGTGAGCAAGAAGTGATCGATATGGTTCTCTTGATCTACGCCAAGGTAGAGACTGGGCCAGATGATGGTTCTCCACCGTCTTGGCCTGGATCTGTTACCGCCCTTCAGGAAGGTGCCCAGCACGATCCTTATTTATTTGGGCAGGGTGTACTTACGCTCGATGGTAACTCGCGACCATTCGATGAGTTTGTGTTGTCGATTGATAACATGATTCAAGTGAAGATGCGTAATAGCTTGACGCCAACTTGCTTCCTGCCGGTAGGTCGATCGGTTCGATTGCAGACAAAGAATCCGTTCTTAACTACAACGCACACCAATGCGTTTAACTCGTGGAGCACTGGCTTCGCTGGCTCCCTTGCATTCACGGCTGGAGCTTACTCGCTGACTGCCACCTTCCCACACTTGCGTAATGTCTACGAGACACCAACGGTTCCAGGTAAGGCTGAGATTCCGTTGTCACTGAACTTCGAGGCTCTATCGACTGCGGCTACTGGCTACGAGATTCGTTTCACCAACGATAGCACCACCTAATGGCAAGCAAGAAGCTCAAGCAGATCATGGCGTTCGATGATCAGTTGTTTAAGGCGATGTCGCCTGAGCAATTCGGTAAGGGTCCGCCTGCGCTTCGTACTGTCAAGCCAAAGTCTAAGCCACAACAAAAGGAACCAAGGAAGAGAAATCATGGTGTCTCTCAATTCGATGTTCTGCCGCTTGGAGTTTTAGATGCACTTTCAACTTCGCTGCTTAAAGCCAGTCAAGGGAAACAAGAAGTCAACGAGGAAGTGGATGAGATCGAGAGTGTTGAGCAAGGCTCACAAGCTCCCTCCACGCCAGAGACAATTCCGACGACAGGTTCACGAGCAACAGAAGCGAAAGCCACCCAAGATCCTCGTCCTAAGTTGCAGGTCGATCAGCCAAGTCCTGACCCTGCTCCAGATGTAGATTTTGGAATCGAGGAGCCAGTACAGCGAGAGGACTTCAGTAACCTCTTTTCCCAGGAGACAGTCACTCGCCCAGAGTTTGAGGCTCCTGAGATTGAGACTCCTAAGTCTGGTATTGAAATTCCTGAAGCCAGTGAGTTTGAGACTCCTGAGTCGATCGAGGTTCGGCAGCTTGCGAATGATAGTGATGATAGCTCGGTACCGGACCTAGTTCAGGCGAGACGCAATCGTGCAGAGAGTGAACGTCGTGCGGCTGCGGATAACTTCCAAGAGCAGCAACAGCAGCCCATCCTTGGCATCCCAAATCCTGCACCGATCAAGCCCATACCGTGGGAAGGGCAGCAGTTTGATGGAGACGGGAATCTATTTGAGGAAGAGAAGGGACTGGGTATGGACGCAGTCGCTTCAGGGGCTGTGGAGTTTGCTCAACATACCGTAGGTGTCCTCGATCGACTGGTCGTTGAGTTCATGGCGTTGTCCATTCGTGTGCGCAATATGGAAAACCTTCTGGATCGAATGTAATGCAATTTCGATACGGTGCTCACCAGCACGCACAAAATGAAGTAACCCTAGCCAACTTCCAGATTATCCCTGTGAGAAGTGAACGGGGCTTTCGTATTGCCACTCGGTACACGATGCACTTAGAGGGTGAATTGTATCTTGATGATGGCATTACAGACAAGACTGCTTGCCAGACGAACTTAACCAGCAAGATCAATACGCTAATCAATGCGTACAAAGATGACTTCAAAGATGCTGGCTTCTACCAAGACAACGGCTTACCTACACCTCACGTCTTACCAAGTAACCATGCGGATAACTTAACGGGCAATATCGTCACGCACCGAAACTGGCCGATCGGTGAGGGCAATGAGTACGCTACCAAGCGAACCTTTACAGTTGGCATCTCTGCAATGTTCCGTAGTGCGTACAGTCAGATCATTGACTACCATGACACAATTCATCAGGCGGGTGATGGTGGCTCGATTATTCGCTGGTACAACAAGCGGTTCGGCAATCCAGGCTATGAGATTATCACGGACCAGAGTTTCGTGACTTACCAACACCAAGGCTACATGACAGCCTTGAGTGCCTATCCGCTTCCTCCAATGCCTCTGTACGCTCGGCCTTACTTGCTAGGCCACATGACTCGAATCACTCGAACAGCGCCTAAGCGTTACGCGCAAGGAGTTCAGGGTTACACGATAGCCTGGAGCTACACGTATGTTTTGCCAACGATGGGCCTTGTTCTTCCGGTGGTGAGATAATGGCGTACTTCAAGATTGACAACCTAGCGTGCGTTGATCCACTTGCGGTTCAGTATGAGCCTATTGCAAGATACTCGCTTGGTTATTTTTCTAAAGCCAACTCGATGCATCTCTATCGAGGTGAGCGTCCATCCGAGTGTTATCTCATTATCGAGAAGTCCACTCTTGATTCAATTGGTGCAAACACTGGCCCCCATGATATTGATGTCTATGATAGTCAGAATACGCTTATCGTAAGTACTGGTCACTGGTCTGTCACTGACGTTGAAGCAATAGGACAGGATGATTCTGACAGTCAATTGTTTTTTGTAACACTCAAAGACCCAAGGCACATGGCAACTACAGTTGGCAAGACGCCTGCCAATGTCATTGCCAATACCTGGGAAGAAGAGTTGTGGCCAAACAATAGTACATACACATATCAGCAAGTGCTTGAGCAGTACTGGGCCTTACTGCCAGCATTCAATAAGGCCAGTAGTTCTACATGTCCAACTCTTGCAGTTGCGCCATCAAGCTATGCCGAAAATATCTGGTGTGAAGGCGAGACGGTCTGGCAATGTATCTGCCGAATCTTAGCAGCTTGTGGTCACATTGGAATATTTAATCCAGTATCGCAAACTTATTCGTTTCTCCAAGCAGATGCCACTCAATCTGGCTTGAGCGCTACGATCACTGCCGCAAGAGATCGAGTTGTCTGGGATGGTGATGTAGTTGCTGGGCTTAATGCCGGTAACTCTCCCGCTTCAGTAGGCGTTTCATTCCGACCATCTCGAACTACGCAGAGCTTTAGGTTAGCCCACTCAACTGAAGAGTATGGTTCGAGCGTTACGGTATCGACTGGATTGACTGGTGCAAAGACTGGCTCCACACATTACCTCATTGACACGTCAAGAACTAAGTACTGCGCTGAAACCTCAACCATAAAAAATCTTACTCAGCTAAATAACCGCCGAACAGACTTAGCCAGAACAATACTAGGGGTGGCTCGCTCAAGTCACTCGAAACGAATCAGTGTCTTTTCTGGAGCCTTGTCTGTCATGATCGGAGAGGAGGTTAGTCATGTATGCTACCAAACCTCCAAGCATTATGGCTTCACCACTACGGTTGAGCAGTATGGCGACTTCGAGATCAAGCTACCTGAGCCAAGGAACGAAGAGTGGGATGTATCTAAGACTCTAGTATTCAAGACGCTTGAGGATATCACTGCCCCGACTGGCGAAACGCCTAGCCAAGGACTGGCCCAAGTCTACGAGATGAGCGGTGGCGTTCTGGTGGAGATACCATACGAAACAGCCACTCTATTCTGGATTGGTAACGAGGATATTCAAGCTAATACATTAGTGCTTGCCGACTTAGAATTTCACGACGGTAGATACTTCATTACAACCGTGGGTGTTTCTACTGGCACCACCACCACTACAACACTGGTTCCACCTATTCCCAATCAATGTTCTGGAACATGTAAGTGGGTTTCAAATGATGGGTTCACCTGGGAGGTGGATCAGGATAATTGTGGTAATGCTACAACTACAACCACATCTACCTCAACAACTACTACCGCCGCTGGCACCACAACTACACCAAGTCCTTGCGCCACCACTACCACGACTTCGACAACAACGACATCTAGTGGTACATGCCAGTGCGTGCCACCTACGTTCTGCCCTATTGCGGTAGGGGATTGTGCGACGACTTACTGCGACAAGAACTTTAGTAGTTCCGTTCAGTGTAACACTACAACCTCAACCACCACAACATCGTCTGGATGTGACTGCGCAACCACAACTACCACAACAGCCACACCTGACTGTAGCCTGGGATGCCAGTGGTGCTTACTGCCAGACGGAAGTATTACACTTGAGAATCGCTGTGCAACTGGATGCCCTTGCGGTCCATATCCTGGTGGATTGAGTAGTGTCTGTACTTGTGTGTCATCGCCATGTGTGCCAACCACTATCCCACCAGATGACCCAATTGTTTGCCAGGGGACATGTAAGTGGGTTTGTTTAGGCGAGGGCCGTGGTTGGTGGCTCGATGCACTTAGTAGCGATTGCGGAATCTACGGAACATGCCGATGCTCCTATCCAACGGATTCAGATACATGCACTTGTAATTCCACTGCGATCACTCCGTGTGGCACACCAACTACCACCACCAGTGCAGGAACGACGACAACAACTACAGCTAATCCGTGTGCTATCTGCTACACAACCACAACCACATCCACTACGACTACGGCTGATCCGTGTCCAGGTCCATGTCGGTATCGTTGGAATAGTTCAGCTGGAATGTGGGTGTTAGTGCTAAGCCAGTGCGGTACGTGCGGTTGTTCATCTGCTCCGTCTGATCCTGGTGCGGACGATTGTGAAGTGGTAGCGGTTCCGTGTGTTCTCTACACGACCACGACTAGCACGACCGGCACTCCAACCACCACGACAGCGATTGGCGCTTGCTGCTATCCATCGGGTGGATGTGCCGAGATGAGCTCAACGAACTGTACTGCCATTGGTGGTTTATTTCAGGGGCCAGGGTCTACATGTGCATCAGTAGATTACTGCAATGGATTTAAGGGCGCTTGCTGCGTTCCATACACTGGTGCCTGCTATGAAGGCGTGACGCAATCTACATGCGAAGCAGCAGGGCACACATTCCAAGGAACTGGAACGGTTTGCTCTGGAGTCACCTGTACTGGCTTGACCACAACTACAACCACAACAACCACCACTGCAACTCCAACAACAACCACTGCCTGCCCATGTCAATATCTTTCTTGTGGATGCGTTGGTGGGCCATCGGACCCTCTGTGTGCTCCAGGTACTGCGTTTAGTTGCGTGACGTGCAATTGTCAAGCGACTACCACCACTACAACAACGACAACGACAACAGGCTTACCAACACCCCCACCCCCTCCTCCACCGTAAGGATTGTTTATGAAGCTGACAATTGGAATGGCAGCATTTGAGGACTTTGATGGCGTGTACTTTACCATCCAGTCTTTGCGTATGCACCAAGACCTGAAGCCCAGTGATGAGATTATTGTTGTTGACAATAGCCCATCTACGGCTCAAGGATTAGCCACCAAGAACTACTGTCAATCGATTGGCGTTAAGTACATTCCAATGCCTGGATCGAGTGGGACAACGCAGACGCGCGAGCGAGTGTTTGCGGAGGCGACTGGTGATGCTGTGCTCTGCATGGACTGCCATGTTCTTTTAGCTCCAGGTGCGATTAGCAAGCTACGTGAGTGGTATGAAGGTCATCCAGATACGAAGGATTTGTATCAAGGCCCAATGGTTCTTGATAGCCTCAAGTGGGCTTATACTCACTTCGATCTTCGTTGGCGTGAGCAGATGTGGGGTATCTGGGGGACAGCCTGGAAGTGCGAGCATGGATACTTCACAGTTCACGATAACAACGGCAAGGCTGGTTATTATCAGCTTGAAGCCAATATGACTCCAGTGCCTGAGTCGTGGGGCTTGCCTGTCCTAGGCTACCCTGGATCGATTCAGAAACTTGAAGCACTTGGATATAAACTGGCTGCATATTCGGATGAACCATTTGAGATTCCAGCTCAAGGGCTTGGGCTATTCACTTGTCGCAAGGATGCTTGGTTAGGTTTCAATCCTCACTTTAGAGCGTTCGGTGGCGAAGAGGGTTACATCCACGAGAAGTTTCGCAAGGCTGGTCACAAAGCTATTTGCTTACCGTGGTTAGTTTGGAACCATCGCTTTGCTAGGCCAGCCGGAGTGAAGTACACGCTTACTCAGGAAGATAAGATCCGCAATTACGTTCTGGGTTTTCAGGAACTTGGCAGGGATGTTGAAGAGATTCGTGAGCACTTTCAAAGTCAGGGTATGAAGCCAGGAGTGTGGGAGAGGATTATCTCCGACCCTATCAACTTCAAGGTTAGTGCTGGCCCACTTACTACAGTCAATGGTCGACAGGCTTTGCAACCACAGCCTACCAATGCAATCAATCTCGACCAAGTCTTTGAGTGGGTGTCGCAACAACCAAGAGACCTTAATGAGCATATGGCCACATTACGATCTCTCGCGTCTAAGTGTGACGTCGTAGCAGAGATGACGAAGCGGCGAGAAAGCACCGTCGCATTACTGGCTTCAAGGCCCAAGAAGCTCATTAGCTACCAAGAAGAGAATGATGCTATCCTTGATACGCTTGATCGAATGAAAGATCCAGGGACGGAATTTGCTCTAGTCACTGGGCAGCTACATGACATCCCGCTTCCAGACGGAAACGTAGACCTTCTGTTCATTGATACTCGCCACAATGCGAATCGCGCAACCAAAGAGCTTGCAATATGGAAAGACTATGTCAATCGGTACATCGTCTTCCATGATACCGAATCGAACGGATTCACAGGTGATGATGGACAGGCAGGACTGTATTCTGCGATTCGGCCATTGATTGAGCAAGGCGAATGGTTCATTGCACTTCACAGTCCTAATCAATACGGACTTACAGTTTTATCCAAGAGCCTAGAGGACAAACCCAAGAGTACTATCTGGCTCTGGCCTCCAGGCTACGGCCCAGGTACTGAGATGTTTGAGATGCTCAAGGAGATTGGTGTTGCAGATAAACCCAATTGCACCTGCAAGGCTACAGCTAACCAGATGGATATTTGGGGAGTGGAAGGGTGTCGAATTGAAACCAACTTTAATTGGATATTCAATCAAGTCAACCAGAACGCAGCCAATTGGAGTTGGTCTGAAAAGCTAGCCATTGCTGCACAGGCTTCACTGAACCCATCTAACTGGTCACTGGCTTGGACAATCAATCCCCTTGACGTCTATGGCTCGCTTATTAGAGAAGCGATTCGACGCGCTGAATGTGGCTCAAAGTGCAAGAAGGAAGGCTGCCAGGGAGGTTGTGCTGTATGAGCGCCGAGCAAACAAGATTCCTCTGTCTGTGCCCTACATACAATCGACCTCGAAGATTGATAGATGAATCCATTAGTCACTTCAGGAATCAGAAGCATGGCAATGCGTTCTTACTGATCTACGATGACTTAGGTTCGCTTGAGAGTGTAGTTGATGAAGACTTAGCTATCATCACCACAGACCATCGCGAGACAGGGATTGTTGCTAAGTATAATAAGATGCTCGAACTATCCAAGCAATTCGGAGACTTCGACGCCATTGCATTGTGGGATGATGATGACATCTATCTCCCCAGTCACCTGCATTATCACGCGCAAGTATTGCAGGTTCATGGTATGAGCTACCCATCTCTAGTGTGGAGCACTTACACAGGGAAGATGGAAAAGGAATCAAGTGGTGGCAGGTTCTGGGCTTCTCTTGCTATCAGAACTTTGGAGTTCTCTAGGCTGGGCGGTTTCGTAGATACCAAGCGTGCGGACTTTGATCAACAGAGCCTTGGTCACTGGAGGCGAAGCACTTCATGTGGAGACCCCTGCGAGATAGGTGAACCAACCTATGTTTTTCGTTGGGGCGATACAGGGTGTCCTCATAGTCAGTTCCAGATGAGATCACCAGATGACACTGAGTGGTATGACAGGCTGAGGGCAAAGTAAAAAGCAACCTGAGTGGAATAATATAGGGAGGGCTAAGGATGGCCAATGAATTAAGTGTGCAGTCAGGATTAAGCTACTCGAAGGGTGGCGACATCGATCAGATATCGGAAGCCTTTTCGGTTACGGTATCTGGCACAGCTCGCATGAGTGGGCGTCAAACCATTGGTACCACTGAGGAGCAACTTGCTCTTGGTGATGTTTCTTCGGTGGGTGTGGTGTGGATTAAAAATCTTGATGCCACAAACTTCGTCACGGTTGGTACGGCTACGGGTGCGCGTGGGATTAAGATCCTAGCTGGTGAGTCGTATCCATTTCGTGCTGCCAACAATGCTGTGTATATCGCAGCGGATACTGCGTCGGTTGACGTTTCGTACAAGGTGTTCTCGAACTAAGGTGAAGTATGGATTCGATCTTTCGGCCTAAGCCTTCACCTTCGGGTCTATTGCCAGTAAGCAGCGATGACGTTCTGTATCGTACTCTGCCTAAGCAGCTCAAGAAGCAATCCCCTGGTTTTCTGGGTGCTCAGGCAGCCAGTAGGACAAGTACTCCTGTTGGTAGTCAAGCGAATCAGCAATGGGTTGATAGAGTCAACTCAATGGATAATGGGCAACTTGATAGCTTCTTTGAGCAGCAGACTTTACCGTATTACAAAAATGTTTTTCGTCCTGATAAAGACCTTAGGTCTTCAACTCCAATCGCTACTCAGCCAGGGTCTACTGTTATGAATCTCGGACCTAGAAAAGAGAATCCGTTGCAGACTCAATACCGCAACATGCAGTCGCAAAAGAGTGCTGGTGCTAAAACAATGGAGTACAATCCAGCCACTGCCCCTCCTGCGGCTCCACGTACTATGGAGTTACGGCCAAGTGATCTAGCTCGCAGCCAAATGCTACGGCTTGGTGGCTCCATTACTGGTGCTGGAGTTACTCAGGCGATTCCTGCTTTGGCTAATACTGCAACTCGTGGTGCTGGTTTTGTTATGGATGGAAATCTCAATCAGAGTGCTCCATCACATGCGACCTCTGTGGGTGTCCCTGGCTCTGCTACTGGTGGTGCTTATGTTCGCCCTCCTTATGCGCCGCACTTGTTTGCAAATTCACCACTACCTCGTGCTGGACTTCCTCAGTCGGTTCCGTTTCGCCAAGAGACCGCAGAGGATGCGCTTGCTAGCTTCAATGCTGAGGCGCGGAGGTTGATGTCACGACCAAAAGAGAATTTATATGGTATGACATCGGGGATTATTACGGACGCACTGGCTAAAGAGAAGCAGAGGACTGCTGAGGATGTAAGGAATCGGGTCGATGATAAGCTGGCGGGTCGACAGGGATTTTACGCTACACCACAACAACGACAATCTGGCTTCTTTCAACGGGGCATGGGGCCAATGGCTGGTGATGCTGCTATCATGGCTCGCCAGAATCAACCTCTTGGTGATGGTGGTCCGGCTGCGGCTGCTGCGCGTGCTGATCAACAGCGACGACGTGCTGAGGCTGAGCAGATCATGGCTTCCAGCGGAGCGACTCCAGATGGCTTGACTCGCTATAGGCCAAATCAGGACTTGCTGGATTTTGTCAATTCGTCCAGAAGTGCAGGCGATCAGATCAATGTCATGACACCTAGTGAGATTCAATTCAATCGTCACAAGATGAACATGGCTAATAACCCTGCCTATGCTGCGAGGGTAAATCAGCAACGTGCTGATCGCCAAGAGATGCTTGATAATCGACGTGAGATGGTTCGTGCTCGTCGCGCTGGTGCATTAGAGGCTGCTGGCGCTAGTCAACAGATGCGTAATCTCATGGCTGGTCGTGGCGCATTGGCTGGTCAAGATGGGTTTAATGCAATGGCTAGTCTTGCTGCTATGCAGAATCCTAATCAGGCGTTTGGCGATTACGGGCAGGCATATATGGCACAGATGGCGCCCAATATGTTGGGGATGCGACTTGCTGCCGATGAGCGAATGCTTGATCGTCGGGCAGACTTATCTCGCATGAATCAGTATGAAGATATGCGAATGCGAATTATCTCTTCTGGTGCTCCAGACATGGAAAAGCAGAGGGCACTTCAGAGTCTTGACTCTCACATCATGAGCAGTGGAGTTATGCGTGGCAGTGGTGGTGGCTCGCCTCAGCCGCTTTCGCAGATTGGCCGTGAGCTTGGGGCAGAAATGGCATCTAATCATCAGGCCTCATATATTCCCCCATCTGGCATTCCTTTGCCCCAGGTTGACCCGAATGACACGACGACACCCACTGTGAATCGATACGCCAGCTATATGCAGTCGCTGCGAAATGATCCTGCTTGGCAATCTCTTCCTCCTGAGCAGCAAGCTGAGTTTCTGAAGAGAGTACAGACCCAGTACTTCCCTGGTATTCAGCGGTCAGACATGGAGCAGCGGCAGCAGGATTTGCAGGTGAATCCTCTGAGTCGGCTATGGAATATGGGTACTGGAATGTTTGGATTGGATCCAGCTAGCAGGACTCGTCGCCAAGAGCAGCTTGATGCTCTAAATCCCTACATTCCTGGCTCGGCTCCATACCGTGAAGGTCAGCACGTCTTGACAGACGAAGAGAAGGCTGCGGTTGGTGAGATGCCAGACTCGCGTGATCGCCAGATGTATGAACGATTTCTCCGAATGAATGGTGGTTGATATCATGGATGATATGCCCTTTAGTTACAAGCGCCCTCAGTACGTTCCGAATAAGCCACAGCCAAGTCCTGACATGGACAGTGACGCTGACTTTGGTGTTATCGGTGACATCTTGAGTGGTGCCGGTCACGCTCTTGACTTGCCAGGGTCTATGGTTCGAGATGCTATTTCGTTCAGCAATCCGTTCGATCAGGTCATGACTCCGTTCTCTGGTGAGAATCGCACGACTGGTGCAGACATCTCCCGATACTGGGCGGGTGGTGATGCGGATTCGGCTGGCAATCAAATGGCTGGCTTAATGATTGACATCCTCACTGACCCAACCATTCTCGCAACAGGTGGTACCGCTGCGGCTGCGCGTATGGGTATGAAGGGTGCGGGGCAGGTTGCCAAGGGAGCCAGTAAGGTTGCTGGCGCTGCCAAGGGTGGTTACGCTGCGGGCAAGAAGGCTACTACGGGTGGCAAGTTGATGCAGCAAAACAAGAACCTTGCTCGTCGGGCTGGGGCTGCGGACCAAGCTGCTATCGATTCGGCTGAAGGTAGTGCTAATTTCTACCAAGGTCCACCTCGACCAACACAGGCGACCCGTCAGTTTGAAAGTCAGGCTAGCGGATTGCGTGGCCAGATGATGGGTGATGACGAGATCCAGGCAATGGTCAACTCAGCCAATAAAGATCCACTCACTCGCATGAACAACGCTACCATGCCATTGCGTGAAGGTGGGTATCGTGGCGCCCAGCAATTAGGTTCCTCGATGTACGGTGGTGCTCGTGCTGGTCTCGGTACCGCTCGTGACAGTGCAATGGATTTAGGTCGTGGCATCATGGCTGGTGATCGCAATGCTATGCTCCAAGGCTATGGTATCGGTAGCAATGCTATGCGTACCATGACTGGACAGCGCATGGAGCAAGAGCCAAACATTGAGGACATGATTGCACAAGCGATTATGGAAGATCCTGAATTGGGTCAACAGTTGTTGATGATGCTGACTGGTGAACAATAATTCTAAGGGTGACTGATGGACCCGTTCAATCTGAAGGCTTCTCTTCGGGCTCTTGCTGCTTCTAAACGGCAGGAGCCTTCTTCTATGCCAGAGCCACAAGAAGAGGCTGACCCAATCCGCAAGCTAGGACAACGAGTGCAGGCGGATATTGTCAAGGAAGCTCCACCTGGATTGCTTGAGCGTGCAGGTGGTACGGCCATGAGTGGCTTAGCTACCGTAGGCAACTTCCTCGATCTACCAGGGTCGATGGTGCGGGACACTTTATCGTGGCTTCCAGGCGGACCTAAGCCGCAAAACCCATTTGACCAACTGGCCTCTCCCTTCACTCACCACAATCGATTGACAGGCCGTGACTTGCTGCGCGGTTACGGATTGGTGGGTAAAGAAGATACGATGCTCAACTTCATGGGCGGGCTGGGTGCCGAAATTGCACTTGATCCATTGTCGTATCTCACCTTTGGTGCGGGTGCGTTGACTAAGGGTGGCAAGGCTGCGCGTGCATTGAACCTTGAGCGTAATGCAAGAGAAGTGGCATCGAAGCTACTCAAGCGTCCGGTCGGTAAGCGTGAAGCCAGACATGTTGTGACTCCTCGTATGCTCGTCGAGCACGTTGGAGATGCTAAGAGTGCTACTGCTCAAAGCTATCTCGATCGATTCAAGGACATGGGCGTTGAGGGTGAGAGACTTGATCGTCCATTGGGTGGTATGGCTAAGATCAGTCTGCCATTCACCGATCGTCCATTCACTTGGAATCAAAAGCCAGTGACATTCTGGGGCCTCACGGATGAGGAAGGTATCATCGGTGGTGGCCGTGTTCGTGGTCGTGGACCTGAACCAATGCTAGATGGCGGTTACGATGCGCCACCTCTGGATGATATTGGCCCGACAACTCCGATTCCTCCAGGTTCAAGACCTGGGCCAGTAGCTGATCCAGGTATTGGGCCAAGTAATCTGGATGGACCTGATTCACCGATGCCGATTGATGATGGGATACCTCCTCAATCGCCAGAGGTTCCGCCTGCGCCAATCGAGCCTACGCCACTACCAGACGCAACTGGCCCCATCACTCCGAATGTTCGCATCACTCCCAAGAACGACATGGAGTTTGATGTGGACGTGGATGTTCCAGAGGCTGGTAATGCCAAGGCTTCAGTCGCCTATGCCAGTGATAGCGCGGAACAACCTCGTATCCTGATTAACAGCTTCCAGCGAGAGGCTAAGGCTGGTAAGGGTACTGGTCGGGCGATGATCAATAAGATCCTTGAGGCTGCGAAGGACAAGAATCCTGTCTCAGTCTCTGGGAACTTTGATACACCTCAGACGCTAGGAGCCTTTGGTTCTGTCTTTGGTCGTGAGAATATCATCTTCCACGATCGGGCTACAGGTAAGGCTGTTGATGTTACATTCGCTGACGCAATGAAGGCGCCACAGAATTACATTGCAACGCATGAGTTCAAGAAGCCAGTTGTTGAGACTATCCAAGAGGCTGCACCTGCTGTAGACGATGTGGTTCCGCCTGCATCGGTTATGGATAATGTGGCCCCTGAACTACCACCTGCAACAGTTCAGCCTGAACTGCGTGGTATGGAGCCAGAGGTTCCTCCAGTGGCTGACGCTCCTATACAGCCAACCCTGCCACCTGCTACGCTACAACCAACTCTAGCTGGCTTAGAACTTCCAGTGGTTAAGGCTGCTAAGCGTGGGCGTAAAGTGAAAGAGAAGCCAATCGAGGCTCCTCCTCCCGCTGCCGTAGATGTGCCGCCAGCTAGCTCATCACCTGAGCTATACTTCAGCCCCACGCTTCAGCGAACCATCAACTACACCCCCTTTGGACATAAAGCTACTTTAGCGGGCGATGCTGGCGCTGTGGCTAAGCAAGCTCCAGTCAATGAAGCCATCCCAACTGCCAATAAAGTAGACCCTGAGCGAGTCAAGATCGTTGATGAATTCACTCGTCGCCTGAGTAGAATCGAAGTTGACGGTCGGCCTAAGTACGGCCCCAAGGAAATTGAAGTCGCTCGTGCGCTAGCGATGGGCAATGTCGATGGTGCTATCTCGCAGGTGCGGAGTTTCAATAAACTCGGTGCTCCAGTAGATATTGATTTCATAAAGCTCTCTGGTCAGCTTGTCAAGAATAAACTTCTTGATGAAAAGCAGTTGGCAGATTTCAATGTGAAAATGAAAGATGTCGTTGCTGAGAAAGTGTTGCGTGACTACGACGTCATGGCCAATACGCCTGCCCAGCTAGGCCAGCTAGCGACCCTTGAGAAATGGTCGACGCTTGATGATTCTAGTAAGCAGTTCTATTCTGGCTCCAAGCAATTTGGTGATGTAGTTGCTGGTCGCGCTCAAGTTCTTCGTAAGCAGACGCAAGAGGAAATCGAAAGACTTGCTAAGATTGAAGAAGCAAAGCAGGCCAAGAAAGGTAAAGGCAAGCTAAAGTCTGAAGGTGCTCCAGCTACAGGTCCAGCTACCGCTCCGCGCATGGTAGACCTCAAGACCCTTGAAGGTTTACCAGAACAAGCGAAGCCAATTGTTGGTGACATGATCAGCAAGATCGGCCAGAAGCTATTCGACGACGTGCAGTTACAGGTTGGTGGAACTGGCAGTAAGACCACGACAGCCGGTGACATCGATATGAGCACTGGCTTCATTAAGGTGTACGACTCTGCGATCAAGAATGGTACCGTAGACAAGACGACCGTACATGAGTTCTGGCATCATTTGTCAAAGTATATCTCGCCAGATGAGGTACGCGCAGTACGCAATGAGTTCGAGCAAGCAGTAGCTGCGTTCAAGAAAGCTGAAGGTAATAAGCCTTTACCTTATGAGCTATCGAGTGTGGATGAATTCTTTGCTCATAAGTTGACTGACTTGAGCATGAAGTACTTGGGACGTGAGAAGCCAGTTGATTTGATTGGTAAGGTTTGGGCTAAAGCGTTGGATGCGTTCGAGTATATCTGGGATGCTATCCGCCAGACGCTAGGCTACGATGAAACCAAGCGTATCATGAATAGCTTCTTGGATGGGCATCGAGCCGAAGTATCCAAATACACTGACGCTACCATGACGCAGCGATTGATGGATGACTTGGAGCCTAAGGATACTTTACTCTCTCAGTCCGATCCCATCCTAAGCAACAGCGAAATCGCTAAGCAACTATCCGACTTCCGCTCTGCCAAGATCGGTAAGGGTCTTGACCAGATTGGTGATCGTATCATGGATACTGCGCCTGCGAGACAACTTACCGCCCTCTTTGATCAGAGTGTACTAGGCCAGTTGACTAAGGCAGGGCAAGAGGCTGCGCGTATGGCATTCACTGCCTATCGTGATGCCGTGACTCGTGAGCGCCAGTTTATGTCTGAGCACTTACGAACATGGTACGATACGCCAAACATTCGGGAAGATGTTATCATTGCTGAGGAATTACCACCTCTTGAGCAGTACGTTGCTGGCGTCAATGGTGATCGCAAGCTAGCCGCTAAGCAACAGATGATCGATGCCCGCAAGATACAGAACCAGCGAGTCAATGATATTCGTCGACTCATGGAAACCAGTATCTTTGATGATGAAGGTAATGTTCTTCCCAATGCCCTTACTGTTCGGCCAGAGATGTTACCTGAATGGGTTGGTCGCGAGAAGGTGAATGGCCAGATCATTGAGAACCCTGCAGGTCGTGTAGAGTTCGCTCGTATGTTAACCTCTTGGCGTGCTAAGGTCATGAACATGATTCGTGACGAGCACAATGCTGGTGTCAATACAAAGCGAGTTGATGGGTACTTCCCTCGTATTGTGCCTGACCTTCCAGGTAGCAATACCTCTCTATGGAATCCGAACTACGGGAAGATCCTTGACCCAACTCACCCGAACCAGAAACGTCGTAAGGATTTCTTGGTAGGGTATGATGATGGTACCGCGATTGTTAATGATATCTCGGTCGACCCTGAATTCTCTGGTGTCCATGCTAAGAAGAATATTCGTGAGAAACTTCCAGAGCATGAAGTTATCATTCAGGCAGAGAAGCTATGGGATAAGTACAAAGACAGACTGCTTCCGCAACACGCCAACTTATCATTCTCTGAGTTGAGAGGGGTAGGTGATGGTAAGGTCTCTGAAAAGATCCGCAACCTAACCCGCGAGATTATGGAGCTTGACCCTCGACATGCGGAATATCAAATCCCCATGTTCTCCAATGACTTATTCTCTGGCTTCGAGTTGCGACTTGAGCATCACCATCGCTCCATTATGCAGGCACGAGCGATACGTACATTGCTCCACAAGAATGCACTCACGCGAGAGTCCATTGACGGTCGTGATGGTGTGACTCTTGAAGCTGTTATGAAGGGAGCTAAGTTCGATAACCCTAGAGCAGCTAACTTAATCGTCAATAACATTCCAGGTGAAGTAGCGTTACAAGCTGATAAACTTTTCTGGACTAGGGATGTACAGCCTCGCATTGACTACCTTGCTGATCGATTCCAGCGGGCACCTAGGCGCGAGACACTTGAGCCTCTGGTTGATCCACTGAATCGAAAATTTTCGTATGACGACGCGAACACCACGATCACAATCCCGAATTACTTTGATGCAGCCAAGGGCAAAGATCAACTAGACCT